AGCAATCTGGCATGCGAGCGCTTCGCCTCTTTTTTTGGATCATGAAAACGTCACCCCCTGTAATCGTACTGACCTGCGGTTTAGGTCCCCTTCTCTGTAAAGGATTCGCCCGTGACCGCCTCCCGGAAGATGCCCCCGAACCTCGGCCAGCGCGCCCAGGAATTGTGGGAAGAAATCACCACTCAATGGAAATTGCGCACGGATGAATTGTACGTTTTGGAAGCGGCGTGCCGGGAGACCGATCTGATCGACCGCATGGAACTCGAACAGCGCGGGGAATCGCTGACCGCCGTCGGTTCGATGGGTCAGCCGGTGGCCGCGCCGCTGGTGGCGGAATTGCGTCAGCACCGTACGACCTTCGCCAACTTCATGAAGCAGCTGAAGCTCCCGGATGAGGAAGGCCGTGGCGCGGCGTCTGTTTCGGACAACGCGCGCAAGGCTGCCAACGCGCGCTGGAACAAGTCCGGCTGATGGCCGTTGCCGCCAGGACGAATGTCCGGGATGAGCGGGAAGAGCTGGCCGAGATCGAGGGCTGGTACCGGCATCAGCTGGCGATCCCGGTCGAACCGCGCGTCCACCGCTACAAGCCGGTCATCCTCGGACCGACCTGGCAGACCGAGACCGTCAACGGCCGCAAGCACTGGCTGTTGCCGGAGCGGTCCCTCGGTTGGGAAGCGCTGACCTTCTGCGGGAAGTGGTTACAGGTCACCCGGGGTGTGCCGTGGCAGTTCACCCTCGAACAGGCGCGGTGGATGCTGTGGTGGTACTCGCTCGAACCGAACGGCAAGTGGTGCTACCGCGACGCCGTGTTCCAGCGGCTGAAGGGCCACGGCAAGGACCCCCTCGGAGCGTGTCTGGCCATGTTCGAGCTGGTCGGGCCGTGCCGGCTGAAGGACTGGGTCGACGGCCAGCCGGTCGGTGAAGACTTCGGCGAGGCGTGGGTGCAGACAGCGGCGGTCAGCCTCGAACAGACCAAGAACACGATGCGGTTACTGCCCGGCATGGTCACCGCCGAATGCAAGGGCCGGTTCGGAATCCACGTCGGAAAGGAGCAGGTGCACGCGCTGGGGGACACCCGGTTCATGCAGGCCGTCACCAGCTCACCGACCACCCTCGAGGGCGCTCGAGCCAGTTTCGTGCTGCTCAACGAGACGCACCACTGGCTGGCCAACAACAACGGCCACGAGATGGCGGACGTGATCGAACGTAACGCCACGAAGAGCCCCGGCGGCGCCGCTCGGACGGTCCGGATCACCAACGCCTACGAGCCCGGGATGGACTCGGTTGCGGAGCGGGACCGGGAGGCGTTCGAGGCGTCGATTTCGGATGAACGCGAGGCCAGCGGGTCGATCGGTCTGCTGTACGACTCCCTCGAAGCCGCACCCGAAGCTCCGCTGTCCGCCGAAGCCGCGCCGGAGGTAGTCGAGACGATTCGCGGGGACTCGGTGTGGCTCGACATCGACAACATCGTGAAGTCCATATTGGACTCCCGGAATCCGCCGTCCCGGTCGCGCCGATTTTGGTACAACCAGATCACCGCCGCTGAGGACGCGTGGATGTCCCCGCAGGAGTGGGAGACCATCGCGGCCCCGGACCAGCTGGTGCTCCCCGACACCGAGATCGTCGCGTTCTTCGACGGTTCCAAGAACGACGACACCACCGCGCTGGTCGGGTGCCGGGTCGACGACGGGTTCATCTTCAAGATCGCCTCCTGGAGCCGGCCGCCGAAGGGCATCGACCCCGAGGGCAAGCCGTGGATCGTGCCCCGGGACAAGGTCAACATCGAGGTGGCCAACATGTTCGAGGCCTATCGGGTGCGGGCCTTCTTCGCGGACCCCTCGGATGTGCGCGATGAGGAAGGCGAACGGTTCTGGGAGCCGACCATCGACGGTTGGCACCGCAAGTACGCCCGGAAGCTGGACCACTGGGCCGTGAAGTCGGGCGACCGGACACATGCGATCAGCTGGGACATGCGGTCGACCGAGCGTCAGGCCATTTTCACCGACGCGGCGCAGCGGTTCGTCACCGAGGTCCAGGACCGGGAGTTCCGCCACGACGGTTCGCGCTCGATGCGAGCTCACGTGCTGAATGCGCGGCGCCGGCCGAACAAGTACGGCATCACCCTCGGCAAGGAGCACCGCGAAAGTCCCCGGAAGATCGACCTCGCGGTGTGTGCGGTCGGTGCTCGGATGCTGCGTCGAATGCTGCTCAACAAGACAGCCGGCGAGAAGAAACGATCAGGGAAGGCCTGGTAGATGATCGAATTGCTTGGTGCGGTTGCGGGAGCGTTGTTCCTGATCGCGCTGTACCGGAGATCGGCGTGAGTAAGCGCTGGGCCGTCGTTCTGGCCGTAGCCATCGTGCTGCTCTCCTCCGCGCCGGCATGGGCTGGCAGTTGGCACCGAGGAGATCGAGATGACCGACGAAGCTCTCACCATGACCGATACGACCGACACCACGGCCACTCAGGCTACGACTCGGACGACGATGGCGACTGGGACGACTCCGATTCTGACTCTGACTCCGATGACGGAGACGATGATTGGTCCTCCGACGACTCTGACGACGATACTGACATCTCCGTCCTGCCCGACGTAGCGCCGGCCGCCGGGTCCATCACCGCTGAGCTGACCGGTTACTCGTGGCAGGACAACACGCCGCCGGGCAGCGCGGACATCTCGATGCCGGTCATCCACCAGAAGGCCGACGGCACCGGGACCTACTCCGACCCCATCACCACGGCGGTCCCTGGATCGGGCGGTAAGGGTGCGGAGACCCCGAAGGGAACCAAGATCTACGTCCCGAAGATCAAGCGGTACATCATCGTGGAGGACACCGGCGCCACGAAGATGAGCAGCAAGCACTTCGACATCTGGGTCGGTGGTGAAGGCTTCTCGAAGTCGGCCAGCGACAAGTGCATGAACAGCTTCACCGGCAAGGCCCAGGTGGAAATCAATCCTCCGGCCGGCCGCCCGGTTACCGTAGGTGCGCTGACCAACGCATCCGGTTGCAAGATTTAACCCCGCCCACCGCAAGGAGCTTCCCCGTGTCAGTACCCGTTCTCGATGGCAAGCGCCTCGGCCGTCTCCCTTTCGACCGCACCAAGCCGAACGTGCTGCTGAAGCGCAAGACCGGCGCGACGCTTAACCCCCCGGCGCAGTCGGACTGGGGTACCGAGCTGATGAACTACATGGCGAAGAACGACGACCTCGGATGCTGCACCATCAGCGACAAGGCCCACGTGCTCACCAGCCAGATGTGGTTTGGCCAGAGCAAGCAGGTCATCGTTCCCGATCCTGAGGTCGTACGCGCGTACTCAGCGGTGTCTGGCTACGACCCGCGCTCCGGGCGCAACGACAACGGCGCGACTCTCCAGGACGCGTTCGACTGGGTGCGAAAGAACGGCTTCGTCGTCGACGGCAAGAACTACCGCATCGAGTCGTTCGCTCAGATTCCCACCAGCGCGCGCGGGGAGATCGACTTCGCACTGATCGATACGTGCATCGACGCGTTCGGACACGTCGCCACCGGGATGAGCTTCCCCGACTTCGCTATGGACCAGTTCAACGCCGGTCAGGCATGGGACCTGCCGAAGACGAAGCGGTTCAACATCGAAGGCGGTCACGACGTACCGATCGTCGGCTACGGCGGCTCGGGTGTCGGCAAGTACTACGACGTCTGGACCTGGGGTCGCCGGCAGCGGGTCACCGTGGCGTTCCTCTCCCGCTTCATGGAGGAGTTCTGGACCCAGGGCGAGAAGGACTGGCAGCGCGCCGACGGAACCATCCCCAACGGCATCGACGGGGTGACCGCGAACGCGGAGTTCCAGCAGCTGGTCAACACCGCCGGTCCGGGATGGGACGGCTCGATCGTCGTCACCCCGCCGCCTCCGATCGTGGTTGATCCGCCTGTCGTTGATCCTCCCGTGGTGAATCCCCCGGTGAACGACGACGCGATTCTGTGGCAGCAGGCTCAGGACTGGGCGCACGGCAAGGGCCTCATCTGATGACCGCGCTCTGGTGGCTGGCCAGAACCTACTACCGGGTCCGCTACCAGAGCGCCCGTCCCAATCGAAGGAGAACACGTCGTGGCGCTGCTGAGTGAGTCTGACCTGGAGTCCGTCCTCAAGGACGAACTGATCCCCGCGTTCCTGAACGAGAAGGAAAAGCTGAAGAAGCTGGACCGCTGGTATCGGTGGGACCCGGAGGACGTCAAGATTCCGCGCGGCGCGTCTCCCGAGCTGAAGGCACTGCTGGCCCTGTCGCGTACCCCCTGGCTGGGCCTGGTCGTCACCTCGACCGCGCAGTGCTTGTTCGTCGACGGCTACCGCAGCGCGCTCGACCCGGTGGAGGACCCCGACGGCGACCGCCCGATGCCGATCCCCGGTCAGGAGCCGGTCAAGGTCCCGGACAAGCCGATCCTGCCGGAAGGTCCCTGGGAGGTGTGGCTGGCGAACCAGCTCGACAAGCGCCAGACCGCGATCTACCGCGCCGCACTCGCCTACGGGTACAGCTACGCCACCGTGCTGCCGGGCGAAGACTTCCGGGGCGAGTCGATGCCGGTGATTCGAGGGGTGTCACCGCGCAAGATGTGGGCCGTGTACGAAGACCCGGCGTCCGATGACTGGCCGGTGTACGCGATGCAGGTGGTTAGCGAGGACAACTCCGGGATGAAGGTCCGGGTCTTCGACGACGAACACGTCTACACGGTGGTCGTCCCGAACGGCCCGAAGAAGGACGACGGCTCCGACCCGGGGATCGTCATCAAGAACACCGAGCTGCACAACGCCGGCATCTGCCCAGTGGTCCGTTACTGCAACGAGCTCGACCTCGACGGCCGAACCCCCGGCGAGATCGAACCGCACATTCCGCTGGCCAGTCGGATCAACAAGACCAGCTACGACCGGATGCTGGTGCAGCACTTCAACAGCTGGAAGATTCGCTGGATCGCCGGGCTCGAGGCTCCGGACAGCGAACGCGCGAAGAAGCTGGAGAAGCAGAAGCTGTCTCAGGACGACTTCCTGATCCTCGAGGACGCGGACACGAAGATCGGGTCGTTGCCGGAGACGTCGCTCGACGGGTTCATCCGGGCGCACGAGAACGATGTGCAGGCCCTGGCCGCCGTGACGCAGACCCCGACGCACGAGCTCACCGGGCAGCTGATCAACCTGTCAGCGGAGGCTCTGGCGGCGGCGCGCGCGTCTCAGGGGCAGAAGGTCGCGGAAAGTCAGCACTCCTTCGGCGCCTCCCACGCGCAGGCGTTGCGTCTGGCGAGTCAGTACCGGGGCGATGAGAAGCACGCCAAGGACATCACCGGCCGCTGCACCTGGCAGGACACCTCGATCCGTTCCATCGCGCAGGCTGTCGATGCGCTGGGCAAGGCGGCCACGATGCTGCACATCCCGGACCAGGCCCTGTGGTCGCGCATCCCGGGCGTGGAGAAGTCCGACGTGCAGGAATGGATCAGGATGGCGCGCCAGATGTCGCCGATCCAGGAGATGCAGGCCACGGCGGAACGTCAGGCCGCTCCGGTGAAGCCGAAGGGTGTTGTCGGCAACGACCCGGTAGCCAAGGAGAAGGTCAGTGGCTAGTACCCCCGGAGGTGAGCGGCTGACCGAAGCGCATCGTCAACAGCAGGTAGCCATCCGGTCCGGGTTCCTGGCTGAGTTCCTGCCGATGTGGACTCTGATGAACTGGAATCGCATCGACGAGACGTCCCCGGAATGGGTGCGTCTCGTCATGGCGATCGTCCGGTTGTGGAGGCAGGAATCCGCTAACGTCGCGGAAAGCTATTACGACCGGTATCGTCAGATAGAAGTACCACGTGTCTCCACCCCCGCGCCGCTGATCACCTTCCAGCACGCGCCGGACGTACGGGGTGTCCGAGCACTTGATCAGTCACTTGATCTCGACTTCGGCGACAGCGACTCTGACCAGCTGGTTTCCCTCGGAGACGACGTCGATGTCGAGCTGGGCGACGACGTTCATCTGATCATCGACTGGACCGAGTTCGACAAGGCGGCCGAGAAATCGCTGCTGGTGACCGGCCCCGGAGAGCTGAAGCGTCAAGCCGCACGTGGTGAGACCGAACAGCGAGCTCGTGACCGAGCCCTAGTAACTTCGTCTGGCGCGGCGTCCCGACATGTCCTCAACGGTGGCCGAGAGACTCTGTTAACGCAGGTCACGGCCGATAAGACAGCGATCGGGTACATCCGAGTCACCGATGGTGATCCCTGCTCCTTCTGCGCGATGCTCGCCGGCCGGGGACCGGTGTTCAAGAGCACCTCGTTCGGTGGATCGGACCCCCGCTTCGAAGGAGGGTTCGGCGACGCGAGGGTCCACGACAACTGCGCATGCACCCTCGAGCCCGTCTACTCCGAATCGTCCGGCTGGCCCGGTGACTCGAAGCTCTGGGGCCAGTTGTGGGACGACAACATCAAGGGCAAGTACTCCGGCAGGGACGCTCTGAACGCGTGGCGGCGGCTGTACACCCAGATGCAGCGTGACCAGGCGAAGCTGGAACAAGCGATCGCCTAGCACCAACGCTTGCGCTTGCAGAGCCACGACTCGCCGTTGTCCTCGTGATGCACGTCGATGTTCGGCGTGCTGTTAGTAGCGGCGGTCGCCGGAGCAGGAGCGTCCGGACCGATCGAACAGTTGCGTCCTCCCTGGTCGTAGACGGTTCGCAGCTTGTTGACGTACGCGGCGCTGGCGTCGTTCTTACCGGCGTAGACAGCGGTGTGGTCGTACACCACCATTCCCTCGCCCAGGTCACCGAGCGGCGTTTGCACGTACCGCAGCGAACGACCGTAGCTGTCCTTGTCGACACCCGGTTCGGACGTCATCGTGACAACAGCACCTACCGGCAGGAACACCTCGGCGGCTTCCTTGGCACTACGGCCTCCGGGGGTCGCCATCTCGCAGGAGTCGATACCCAGAACCCGCACCTTCTCACCGGTAGCCGTGACGAAGGTGTCTCCGTCGATGACCCTCTGGACCGTGGTGATGGCCGATGGCGACGTCATCGACATGGACATCGGAGCGCTTTCCAGGGACTGACACCCGGTGAGACCGACGACTGCTACCAGGCTCGTTGCGAGCCACATGAGTTTCATGGCGGAAGTATGCCACACAAAGTGGCGAAGTAACAAGACGTCCCGGACACCAGGTCTGGGTTCCCGCAACGGGAGGTCCGAAATGGACAAGGAAAACGAGAACGGCACCAAGATCGTTGTCTCCGATGAGGACGCTGACAAGCTGCTCAACGACGGCACCGGTCCGAAGGACGACGACAGCAACGACGACGGTGACTCTGGAAAGGGCACCGACGACAAGCCTGTCGCCGAAGACCAGACCGAGAAGTGGAAGCGGATGTCCCGCAAGAACGAGAAGGACTTGCGAGACGCGCAGAA